AAATCAGTAGATTTTCTTAATAGGTCAGCCCATTCGGTTTCCGCATCACGACAAGTATCCGATTTTTTATTTCCGCAATTATAATAATAATTTGTACCACTACCCCTACACTTTTTGTGACCATAATCAATATATGTAATAGGCCTACCCTCACAATCGACATCGTGCATGGCTAAATATCTAGCATCTCCACCATTATCGCCTTTACAGTCAGTCTGTGTCCATTTTCTATATTTAGTACCCGTATCTTTGAGACACTTATATTTAAACTCAATTTTACTATCTTTAACAGGTTCGGTCAATTGCCATTGATTAAAAACACCGCCATTTATACATCTCATTTTGTGTCGATCCCAATATATAGTGTTACCCCCTCCCCAATCGTTAGAACCCGTACTTTTTTCTTCAATATTAGATGGCACTACAGGTGGTTCTTCAACAGCTGCTGGTGCTGGTGAATTTGTTGAAGGCGAACCTATAACAAGTTTTTTCTTACCACCGTCATCATCTTTCCAAATTTTATCCAATTTAGCTTCCGGACACGCAATTTTAGAATACGTAGATTCCCACTTTCCCCAAGCACCAATATCTTTCTTACCAACATTTTCAGTATCTGAACATATCCGACCACACCCCGGAACATCTTGATGAACCGCACCTTCATGACCACACCAATCACCTGCTAAATTTATCTGGTGAGGTATAAGCTCTCCTGGTACTGGTTCTGCTGGTTCTGATGCTGGTGTATCTTCGTCGGAATCAGCACCGGCTTCGATATCAGTGTCAGGGATATCTACGGGTAGATCTGCAGACACTTTATCGAGTATATCCTCAGATTGTTCCAAAGTACCTGGCGTAGGTTCTTGTTTTTTATCTCCCGAACCCGACATACTCATAATTGACGACATACACAAACAACATATACATACACCACCGAGCATCATCATCATTTTTTTCTGTTTAGCAGCGTTATTAACAGCCTGATTTATAGAGGCATTCATGTTATATTATATAAATATTTTATATTTATCAATTTAAAAAATGTAGTTTTTTAAATTGATAAGTTATCGACGCCCAATTCGCGTAGCTGACACCCTCCCAAAAGGAGTATTTACCTCACGCGAATCATGGTCCATTGTATTATTAGTACCGTTATTACCATGGGTATTTCGAGATTGTAAAGATACACTCATTGGATTATCTGTATCAAAAATTAAAGATTCGAGCATGCCACGTGGTTGAATAAGAGCTGGTCTAGAAACACGTTCAAAACGAGAAACATTTGCGCGCAAAAGCTCCCTTTTCTGTTCAACTAATTCATGGCGTAAAGCCTCATTATCCTCTAATAAAGAATAATACTCGTTTGTTAGGTTAATTAAATATGTATCTCTAGAAGTATCACCCGTTAAATAAAGTTTTTTTAAATTATCACATATCTCTAAATATACACCTTCTGGTAAATTATCTTTATTCTCATCTACAAGTGACATGGTTTTACGTATAGGATCACTTGTTAAACTCATTACCTTTATATATTAAAACATTCTATTTTTTAATTAGCTTATTAAACGTATCTGTTCCAACTCTTAAGAATACAAAATATTTTGCAAATTTAAAAATACTACGAAAACCTCTTTTAATACGTTGTCTAGAATTAATTTTTCTTATCTCTTTTAAATTGTCACATATTTCAAGATAATCACCTTCGCAAATATTTTCTTGATTTTCATCAATTATAGCTAAAACACGGCGTAAGTGTTTATCCATATATCAATACTACACATTATTATCTTCTTCGGCTATATCTGCCCATGATTTTGAATTTGTGTTATCAGAATTAACATTACTGTTTTCTTCTTCTATACACTCAGATACCGAACCATTTTCTTCTTCCTCTATCGCACGACGTAAGCGTTCCTCTAGTGTAATTCCATCAACGGACACACCATTAAATTCTTCATCGGGTAATTCAGTATCAAAAACATCACCGTGAGAATTACATAACTCACATGGTTCTTCAGGAGTTTCACCGGGTTTGTGATTATGTACCGGTGGTACAACTTTCTGTTTAACTGAAACCTTTCTTTTTCGACCATCGGGTTTATCCGGTGGGGATTTATCGGTATCATCTGGTAATGAACCATTTTTAGACGCAGATTTCATTTGTATATTTGCATGTTGCTGACACGTATCATGTCCCTCTATACAAAACTTTCTACACTGCTCACCTTTTTTCGTAAGACATTTACACCGAACACGTTCAACCAAATCAGGTTTCGTTTTCTTAACCTTTGGTTTCTTAAGAGACTCAATTTCTTCAACTAACACTTTATTCATTCCCATTAACGAATCAATCTTTTCATGAAGAGATTGATTTTGTTCAATAGATGCATTTATAACCACATTCACTTTACCACGAAGATATGTATTTTCATTAATAATATTATCCATCTTATCCTCCATTATTTTCATCTTCTGAGTAAATGTAGAAATTAAATCTTCCATACACTGATTTGTTTGTTTAATGACTCGAGTCACCATATTTTCGTTCATTTGTCTGGACATTTTTACTTAGTATTTACTATTTCTTATTTTTTTAAATAATACAAAATAACTTAGGTTAAGCATAATCAACACATTCTACAGTAAGTGTATTATTAGGTTTAAGAAGTAACTTTTCTGTATGATCAAATCTTTTAGCTTGAAAATGAGTAAAAATTTTTCCCCCATGATAACGTAAATAAACCTTACCCTCAAAATTATCGTAAGTATATACAAAATATTGATCTTTCTTACCAAATTCATTCTCAATAGGTTCGTTCGTTTTTTCTATTTTAAATACACTCGCATCAGATTTTGAAACCCATTTTGTTAAATAAGAATTAGTGTGCGGAAACAAAGCACTGGGTTTCATCTTGTCTTGTTTGAAAATTTGAAGATACACCGAACCCTTTTTTATATAAAAAAAATCATTATTACTTTTACATAATACAGGCTCTTTTTTAAGACCTTTTGATGGAGCAGAAGCAGAATGTTCAGGTTTTGGTGTATATTCTTTCATAATATCACCCAACGTTGCATTACCACACGAGATTTGTTTATCATCAATTTCTGGGTTTCCAGTCGTATCTACGTCAGGGTTAGCGGTGTCAGTCCATTTCGCTTCTACACTCGGATTCCAAGAAATTGCAGCTTTCTTTTGAATTGGTCTTAATTCGTTACGAGCACCCGAATATCTATAAATTATAGAACCATCCCTCTGTACTTTGGAGTGTTTAAACAGACCATAAGGGTACCTCAATTTTCGTGTATAAAATATATCGTCACTATTACATTTAACCACGTCACCTTCTTTTCTATTAATAAAATCAAACATCTTCAAATCCATACCCGTTTTAGCATCAATCGCAACTAAAGTTCCATTGTCAGTTAATAACAATATAGCTCCATGCGGAGACGTCTTTTTTGCAACGAATCGTGTTTTTATGTTACTACTATTATCACCTTTATTAATAACAACATCGGGATCATTATTCCAAGACCTATGAAATCTAAGTTCCGCTTTATTATATTCATTTAAAACAAAGGAATACGTTTTTGCACCGGTCGTATTAGGGAGACGCATTCTTCTATTTACTTCTTCTGGTTTCTCATTAAAACCTTTACACGTTCTTTCGGGATTTTTCGACTCATATATAGTAGTTCCTTTCTCTTCATCAAAAAAAATCCAATACTCACAATTAGGTGAGTAATGTGTGCCTTGATATGTTAGTGTTTGATGTACATGTGTTTTTACATTAGTATTCGCAATTGGACTTCCACCAATTAACTTAAAAGCTGCCATATCATAATCCGATGCGGTTGCAAAATCAGGGTCGATAAAATACGGATCTTCCGAACCCAACAATTTATCTCCGGAACCAGTCAGTTTAGTATCGTTAGAACCATACATACCCGAAATTAATTTACCACTTTTACTATACAAAAATGTGTCACGTTTAGTTATTTTTGTTTTGAAGTCGTATGGTGATTTTACATTTTCCTCTAACTTTTCCTTTATGATAAATTCATTCTCTTTTTCTAAACTCAAATATTTAGCACCATCACTCATATCAGTTTTCAAAAAACTATAATTACTCCCCGCCTTTTTCACTAAATGAAACCATTGACCAGGTATAGTATTGAAGGTATAATATACTTTGGGAAAAACAACATAAGTATTAAATGAACTAATATATTTTTTCTGTACAGGAGTTTTTAGAAAAACCATCAATCCTTTAGCTCCTTTACAACTCCAATGCCAATCATCTTTCTTCGAATCCCAACAAACATCCGATAGTCTCGTTGTTTTATCATCACTTTTTATTGTTTTTCCCGTCAAGGGTATTTTAAAAATAGCCTCTTCAACCGAAATATCCACCTTCCATGGATATTCTTTATACGCCTTCTTTTTTATCTCGTAAAATGTCATATCTTTATCTACCGTAAGAGATTTATACCTAACAAGGTAAATACTACCATCGGGGTCTTCCCATGTTTGTGTTTTTTGTTTCCACTTTGTTACACCCCCACCACCTTTACCTTGTTCTGCCATTGAATCATCTTGAAACCAAACTTTCATTTCATCAGGTATCTTAGAAGTCGGAGGTGGAGGAGGCGGAGGTGGAGGAGGTGGAGGAGGTGGTGGAGGTGGTGGAGGAGGTGGTGGAGGTGGTGGCGGAGGTGAATCAGGTGGCGGCGGAGGTGGTGGTATTTCCTTAGGATATAAACGTTCTTTCTCAATATACTGTTTCCAATACGTACCAGCGTAACCTTTATCATTATTAAGACGATTCCATTCACGATCGGATTTAGGGGTTACATCCTTTACACATGTATCTGTTTTCCAGGGTTCTGCAAAACAATCGGCATTTTTTGATGCATCGTGTGTATGATATATATGGCAATCGAATGTATTATCGAAATTTTCAGATAACTTAAAACCCGAACAGTTATCTTGTTCGATACAAAGTTTATCACATTCCTGTGGATGTTTTAATTTAGTCACCTTTTTAACTTTAAAACCACTTTTATCTTCATCTATATTCAAAATCTTTGGACTAGACATTTCGGTTATAAAATTATAAAAAAATGGCTTTTCTTCTTCCTCTACCTCCTCTTCCTCTTCCTCTTCCTCTTCCTCTTCCTCTTCCTCTACCACCACTTCCTCTTCCTCTCCATCTTTCTTTTCACTCTTTAATGGAGGTGAAGGTGCAGTTGAAGGTGCAAATTCAACTTGTTCATCTTCTCCCCCCTGTTGTTTATCAATCAAGGTTTTTAAATTTTTAAGTTTGCCCTTCTTTTTTAAAATTAATAACACTGCGGTAATTATAATAAATATGAAAAGAACGAGCACTAATGCTACGATCATATTTATTATAACAATTTATTTTATTTTTAATCAACTATACGTGACGTGGGAAATCTGTTGTAGCCGAATACACTTGAGGTTCGGCAAATTTCCTAGACTCACTAAGTGGATAAGATGATGCAATCATGTTATGATATCCATCTGATTTTACTTGAGATCCAAAAGCGGCAGATGTTTCAGGAATATAATCCGAAGTACTACCTCTATGTATTATCATATGGTATTTATATGTACCATCATTTTGCCTCTTATACATATACACAAAACCTTCACGGATATCACCTTTAGTTTCTTCATAAGGTACGTGTTCTATCGAAGACCGACCATCTTTAAAAGTCTCCACGTACGCTTTTTTATCACTATCTACAGATAGTACTTTATATGTTACTCTCCCCCCGGGTGCACCTATCAATAAATA